AAAAAAAAAAAAATTAGATTAATATACTTTTCCTCTAATTACAGGAACATTTTTTATAATTGTTTTTTTTTCAGGTGGAACAATTAAACCACCAATTATTTTTTTGATTTATTGTAATCAGATTTTAATTTAGGTGATTTAATTGCTTCCATATATGATACATTATGTTTAGCAGCCCATTGTTTAACAAATGTAATCCATTTATTTGGTTTTTTCATTCCAGCACCAGTTGCTTTATGTAATTCTTTTGCAATTACTTCTTTGCCTAATTTAGAACCAGCAGCTGAGCCTAATACACCAGTGACGGGACCACCAAGAGAACCTACAGCACCTAATACAGCACCAGTAGCAGCGGGAACACCATAATCAATTAAATCAGTTGCAAGCCCACCTTTCTTTTTAGTGATGTATTTAGCAGCATCTTCACCAAATTTTTCAACTTCTTTTGTTGCTTTCTTTCCAATTACTTTTTTACCAATATTTCTAAAAAAGTTTTCAACATCTTTTGTTTTAATTTTACCACCAGTTATTGATGCTACAACTTCAGCATCAAGAGGATGTTTTTTTCCTTTTGATTTTTTCATTCCAGTTCCCATAAAAACAGGCATTGAATTATGAACCATACCGCCAGTTATTTCACAATTGCATTTTTCGCATCTTGCCATTATATTATTATCTGAGATATTTTTTATATTATTTTTATTTTTAATCCCAACTCCTGAAATTAATACATCAAGTTTTCCTGCAAAATCAGTTACTGTATTTGAAAATTTTCTTAAACCTGGAAGCCCTTTGAATAATTGTTTTGTATCTTGTTTTATAAATTCAATATCTGATTCATTACCGATGTTATTTGCTTTAAACATATTAACAATATAATCTTGACAATTATTATCTTTACCACTATATTTAAAAAATTTATTACCCATCCTTTGTTTAGTTCTATCAAATAATTCTTGTAAAGTTATTGATGGTATATTATCAACAATTTTATATTCTGCTTTACCACTTCTTCCAGGAATAGATTCAGAAATAATTATAACTTCATTTTTTTCAGTCATTATTTTTTTGCCATTTTCTAATGTTATGACAATAAATAGATGAAATAAATCATCAAAACTTTTACCAACTCTTTTATTAAATACACCACCACTTACTAAATCTAATACATTTTTAATAGCATCAATAACAGGGTCTCTACCTATTTCAATTGATTTTATTTTTAATTGACCAAATTTTTTCAATATATCTCTGCCTTTTGGTTGATAATCATCTCTACCACTTATAATTGTTTTAATAGTTTTATTTACATTTTTAAATAAATCTTTACCAGCATCAACAACAGAATTAAATGTATCACCAATTAATCCTTTGCCTTTTTTCACTGACTTTCTACCCATTATATATAATTAATTAGATTTTTTTTTTACCATAATAAATTAATTGCTAGATTATTTGGTGAAAATTTGTTGTCTTTCCATCTACCTTTAATATTATTTGCTCTCTTTAAATATCTATCCCTTCTATTAGTATCTTGATGTTTAGTAAAATCTTCATATCCCATTTGACCAAAATGTATAGGTTTATCATCTATTATAATCATATATTTTTTATCACTTCTATTACTAAAAAATAATGGCATTTCAGGACTATATTCTTGTAATTTTTTCCATACAATATCTGGGTTACTAAATTTTTCAACTTCTTCTCTCTTAGTTGTACAAGTTGATGTAATCCCTTTACCTTCAAATGGTTTTAAATTCTTTTTACCTTTTATTTTTTGTTTTATTATACTTTGTTCTATTAAATTTTCTTTATCAATTTCATTAACAGTTAATGGAGTATTTTTATTTACTCTTTTTGTTGGTCTATAAACAGGATATGATGTTTCAGTTTTTAAGGGATTCACATCTTTCCATTCTTCATTAAACCATCTTTTTAATTTCTTTTCACCAGTTCCTTCATATTCACCACCCAAACTTTTATATGTTTTTACAATAAATCCACTTTTATATGCTGAATGTTTTTTATATATTTCATCTGCATATTTTTTAACTTCATTATATAAATCAATATTTAAAGGTTTCATTATAATACATCAGAAAAGAATTTGCTGAAAACCTGTAAAGTGGTGCGGACTTTTAGAACTTTTTTATATTCAAATTTGAGAATCTAAAATATAAAATATAATATTGAAAAAAAAAATATAGAATTCTTTGAAAATTGCGCACCACTTTACAGGTTTTCCTCCTTAACATCTATGTCCATAATAGAAATAGTTTTTGGTTCATCTACGATTGATAATTCAACTATGGCTTCAGTAATCTGTTCAACTATTGATTCTGTTATAATAGGTTCAATAATAGGTTCAGTTATAATAGGTTCAATAATATGTTCAGTTATAATAGGTTCAGTTATAATAGGTTCAGTTATTACATCTTCAACTATAGGTTCAATAATAGGTTCAGTTATTACATCTTCAATAATAGGTTCAATAATTGGTTCAATAATTGGTTCAGTTATTATATAAACTTTTGGTGATTGAGCAATATCATCTTTAAAAATATTAACACCTACTTTTTGACGTTTGAAATCAACAGGATTAAAAAACATTCTTATATATAATTAACCGTAGAAAATTATATAAAATAATTTATGCAATTCTTGTTAAATTAATTGTAAGTGTAACTGAAGTTGCTGTAATTGTTCCAGTTTGTGAAACTAAATAATAATCAGTTGCAACAGCATTAGCAATTGTGGTTGTATAATTAAAAAAATTATTACCAGTTGTATTTGGGTTAAAATCTATTGTTCTTGCATTTTGTATAGTTCCAGATGATGTTGATAAAGATAATCTTAAATAATTGCCAGAACCTGCGTTCATAATTGCTAGTAATACAACATTTACTAACCATACACCATTTGGTATAGAAAATGGAGATGTTGTTATATTACCAGTTGAAGTGGGTAATGATGTTGTTGAATATACTAATCCAGCAACATCTGCTTTATATCCAATTTGTGTTGAATCAGGTGTAGTTCCAGTATATCCTGCAGTAAGAGGACGACCAATATTAATTGTTCCTGAAGTCATAGCAGTTCCAATATTTACTGTTCCACTTGTTCCTCCATTTAATGTTAAAGTTCCAGAAGAGCCTATACCAATTGAAGTATTACTTCCTCTTATCAATGTTGTCCCACCAGAACCAGTTCCAATAGTAATATCTTTTGCGTTAGTTGTTCCAGTGCCGATTTGAATTGCACCAGATTGTGATGCCCCATTACCAATAGAGATGGTTGTTGAACCACCAGTCGTTCCTCCAATAACAATAGAACCACCAGTCATAGTGTTCCCAAGATTGAGAGTAGAAGTGGAATTTGGATTAACTGATAATACGGAAGTGTTTGACGACCCAACAGTTACAGTAGAACCAGCAAGATTTAATGCCTGTGTTCCACTGGAACCGGTAGTGCCGATATTGATTGTTCGTCCAACTCCAGTTGAAGTTGCACCTCCAATTTGTATTGTTCCAGTTCTCGCAACGTTAGTTCCAATATTAAGAATTCCTGCAGTTTCATCAATAGTATCAAATTTGCTTAAAGTATGAACACCAGTTGCATCTATTTTACAACCCCTTGTTGAAACTCCACCGGCAGTATTTGAATATAAATCTATTCGTCCAGAATTGACTGGATATTTAATTTCATATGCTGGATTAACATCAGTAAATGTTGCATTACCAATTGTTGAAACTCCTTGCATAGTTACATTTGCTGGGAATGTTTGGTTTCCTTGTGCCACTGGGAATCTCACATATCTCTCATCACCTTCTTCTTGTGTTAATGGTGTTGTTGATGTATCAAAAACACTTGGGTCAAATAATGGATAATTTGCTGTTGGCGGTCTATAACTTGTCATATATATATATAAGATATTAGAAAAAAAAAAATATATAAATTAAATTTTAAATAAAAAAAATTTCTATATTATTATATATATGCTCACAGATAGTCAAATAAGGGAATTAAGTGATAAAATGAATGTGCCACTTGCTGATGTATGCTTTAAAACTGATATTCCATCTAAATTTGAATTTAATAAATCATATGTTATAAATCTTGATGACGAATATGATGAAGGTGGTAATTTAAAATCTGGCTCACACTGGGTTTGCTTACAAATAAATAAATATCCAAATGATAGTATTCAATCAATATATTTTGATTCATATGGACAACCACCACCAGAAATAATTAAAAAAGTATTTAAAAAAACAACTAAAAAAGAACATTTGCCATTTAATACAAAAGATATACAATCACTGATGTCAGATGCTTGTGGATGGTATTGTATGGCATTTTTACATTTTATAAATAATTTCAGTGAAAGAACAAGAGATTTGTACAGTGATACTGACCATTTTTTAGAATTTTTTGATGATTTAAATAAATCAGTAGATTTTAAAAAAAATGAATTCATATTAAAATTATTCTTTCAACCACAAGATAAAAGCAAAAGAAAATCAATTGAAGTAATTAGTGACCCAGATAGAATCAACACTAAAGAAGGTATTGATGCATTTGATGGTATATCATATTAAACAGTAATATTTTTAATTTCTTTTAAATCATTTAATTCTTTTAATTCTTTTAATTCTAAACCAAAATGTGAATTGAATTCAGATTCTGATGGTGTTTTTGAATTTTCAGGAGTATGAATATATTTTTCATCTAAAAATAATTTGGCATTTACTACCCTATTATCAGGAGTTAATTGCATTTGCTTATATATATCATATGCAAGTAGTTTAAAATTTCTTGAAGCAATTAGTTCAATTTCCATATTCTTTTGAACACCTAAATACATTTCAATTGAACCAATGATTGCAGTTGATAAACTTAATAAACAAGTTAATAATGATACAGTATCTTGTTCAAGATAACCATTTAAACCAACAGCAACAATAGAATTTACTGATGATAATACAATCAATGGTAATTTAAAATATTTTAAATATCCTTTATAATGATAATATCTTTCTTTGTGATGTTCGCTTAATATAACTGAATTTTGTCTAATTTTTTCTAAAATACCTTCAATATCCTGTTTCCAGTCCATTATATATAATAACTTATAAAATAATTATACATAATAATAATACTGCCCCGATGATTAAACAACCAAGTATGATTGTAATATATCTATTTTGTTTTTTTATTTGGTCTTCAATTTCACTTCTAGGTATGAATGCTTCATATAATATATTTTGATTTTGCTCAGATTTCATCATATAAATATCTAGATATTTTTTTTATTTAACCAATTCTTGTATAACTTGTTGTTCCAGTAGCATATACTGTTACACCTGTAACAGTAAAAAGACCATTAACATAATAAGTTGTTGATGCACTTACTGATATTACAGTTTGTACAGTTTGAACCATTCTAACACCATTTGCCCCAACAGCATCATCATTCTCTTCATAATATAAAGCAGTTCCAATTTGTGTATTAGATGTTGAACTATCAGCAATTAATAGTCTTCTTGAATTTACAGTTCCCGTTCCACCAGTTGTTCTTGATGATACATTACTAATAACCAACCATACACCCTTACTAGGTAATGTAAAACTTTGAATATTTCCCAATGTATTTGCTGTAAAAGTAAATTCAGCACTAGTTGCTATTACATTATAACCTAAAGCAGATGTTGATGTTGGTGGATATGTTGATTGTTGAATTGTAAAATTCCCTGTAATTGATGTGACTCCATTTGTTAATGTAATATTTTGTCCTTGATTTACTTCTAAATAACAAGTATCACCAATATTTTTAGAATTTATTCTATTAATTGCTGCGGTATTAGTTCCTCCCCTTGTAAATTGCCAACCATAAACAGTTCCATATCCACCAGATAATACAAGACTTGGTTGAGTTGAAATACCTAATATATATGTTGTAGGTGATGATAACGCAATATAAGAACCAGTATTTGAAACTCCAGTATCAAAAATTTGAGTAGATGGAAGAAGAGATGTTGAAGGTGATGAAATATTTATATTTTTTCCAGTTCCAGTAACAACATTGAAATCATTTGCAGGTTTTATAGATATATCACCGGCTCCAATTACATCAAAAGTAGTAGCATTTTGAGTTAGAGTTGTAGTTTGTGGTGATGCACCATTTTTGATAGTCACACCAGTTGTAGCAGTGATGGTTGGTGTAGTCATTGATGTAGATGCAGAAATAGATGGAGCACTAACAGATGTTGAACTTGAAAAAACACCTGGAACACTTACTTGACCTAATTCATTGACAGTTAATCTATTAACAGTATTAGTTTTTAAAATTACATCACCAGTTCCTTTACCTTCAATAACAATATCAGTATTATTTACTGATGATATTAATGATGTTGTTAATGTTCCAGTAACATATGTATTTGCATTTGTAAAAGTCTTTTGACCAGATATACTTTGTGTTGAAGTAATATCAACATATCCTGTTGTTACAGTAGAAATAGCATTATCCACATATAATTTATTTGTTAATGAAGTATTTCCTGATGGAATAGTTGAACATATCGCTTCATTTGTAATAGTTAAATCACCATTTATTGTTTCACTACCTTGTGATATTGGGAATCTTAAATATCTACCATCACCTTCACTTATAGTTATGGGATTATCATCGGTAAATTGAGTTGGGTCAAATATCGGTGTATTAATTGTTGGTGGTATGTATGATGTCATATTATATATATTTACATTTAGAAAATAATTCTAATTAATTTTAATTAAAAATAAATTTAAAAATTTTTCTAATATATAATATATGCCTAAAAAGAAAGAAATTAAAATAGAAAAAGGAAAGATTGTTAATATGTATGAGCATATGCCATCACATTTTATAGATAAAGTTGAAAACCCTAATTATGATTTACATAGGTTAAATTTACCATTTAGAATGGTTATTGTTGCACCATCGGGTAGTGGTAAAACTAATTTTTTAATAAATTTAATTCATTTGTTTTCATCAGGAAAAGGAACATTTGCAACTATTCATATAATTACTAGAAATAAAGATGAACCATTATATAAATGGGTTCAGGGTAAATCTGATGCTATTATCATCAAAGAAGGTTTAACAAACACTCCTAAATTAGATGATTTTGATAAAGATGTAAATCATCTTGTAGTTTGGGATGATTTAGTTTTAAGTAAAGATTTAACAATGGTTGAAAATTATTATATAAGAGCAAGAAAACTTAATGTATCAGTTATATTTATTTCACAGTCTTATTTTAAAATACCTAAAGTCATCAGAAATAATTGTTCATATATGGTTTTATTAAAACTTAGTGGAAATAGAGAAGTCAATGTAATATTATCTGAATTTGGATTAGGTGTTACAAAAGAACAATTATTAGAAATATATAAATATGCCACATCAGAAAAGTTTTCACCATTAATGATTGATATGGAAGCTGATTCTGATAATAGATTTAGAAAAGGATTATTGGAGATTATAAATATTTAAAAAAATCTTTTTTCTATAACATATTATATGAGTAATTCTGGATATTTTCCAAATGTTGTAATCCCTGGCATCAATAAAATTCAAACTATGTCTGGAGGATTTCAAAAACCATTTTTTTTTGGTGGTAGTCAAGTTCCTGTCGCATTAGGTTTAAACGATGTAATGATGGATATAGCAAAATCAGATAAAAGAAAGATTAAAGGCACTGGAATTAGAAAAAGAATTGTGCCATTAAAAAAGATTTAAAAAAATGTTATAAATTTATTTTCTAGTATTTGATATATATATTATGAGAACACTTATATTAAATACAACAAACCTTGTTCAAGATGGTAATAATAACAAACTTGTTTATAATTTCCCAAATTCAGTTAAATTTACAGATAGTTATGTTGCTTTATCATCAGTTCAAATGTTCTATAGTTGGAATAATATTTCAACATCACTTGGTAACACAGTATTACAATATGTATGGTATGATGCTGCAGGAACTGGAACTACATATACCATCAACATTGCTCCAGGTATATATGAAATATCAACATTAAATCAATTATTACAATATGAATTTATTAAAAATGGTCATTACCTTGTTAATGCAGTTGGTGATTATGTATATTATGCACAATTTACTTTAAATCCATCAAGATATGCTGTACAAATTAATACATATATGGTTCCTTTAACATTACCATCTGGATATACTAATCCTGCTGCTATACCATTTCCAAGAACAGTGTTATCAAATCCACAAATTATTTTACCAGCAAATATCAATCAAATATTTGGTTATTCTGCAGGATTCACAACAAGTAATAATTTAAATAATACTCCTGGAAATGTCCCAACAACTATCTATCAAGAAAAGAATCAAACAACTGGAACAATTTCATATTTATCAACAATGTCTCCAAATGTTCAACCTAATTCATCATTATTATTAAATTTAAGTAATGTTGATAATGCATATTCATCACCAACTGGCATTATATATACTATTGTTCCATCTGTCGGAATTGGTGAAGTGATTAATGAAAAACCACCTCAATTTATTTGGAATAAATTAATCCAAGGAACATATAATCAAATAACTTTAAATATATTAGGTTCTAATAATTCACCTATAGCCATCAGTGACCCATCAATGACTTTTGTTTTAGTCATTGGTGAAAAGTCTGAATTATCTTGGTAAATTAGTGAAATAATAAATTGATTTCTTTTTTATTGAATCAAATAATTTAGATTGATATACAGCAGATTTGTATTCATTTGATGTTCTTGGGACTCGTATATATTCAACTATACCTCCACAATCAAAAACCCATCTAGTATCTTCTGCAGTAAAATAATACATTATTTCATTTGAAATATTAATTTTATATATGTATGTTGAATCTTGTTGTGTTTCTTTATAAAGATGTAATTCATATTCTTCCTCTGAATCTAATGGTTCATTAATATCCATATTATATATAATTAAGTTAGAAAATATTTATTTATATTAATTTTTATAATAAAATATCTAGTTTTTTCAGATTTCTTTAAATATATATTTATATTAAAAAATGATATAAATAAATATTTTATATAGTATAATATATATATAATGTTTGTTTTTGAAAATGTTGTTCAAAACCCCGCCCAAGTTTCTTATTCTGTTTCAAATTTAACTGAAAAAATTATTAATCACTTTCATCAACAAGGTAAAAATAATATTCAAATAAAATATATTGGTGATTATAAATGGAATATTGAATATAAAAGAGCAATTGAACCTTGTATTTATAATGATTATGCTGATACTAAATATGAAGGATATGAAATTAAATTATATAAAAAAAATATTTATAAAGATATTATAAAAGAATCAATTGATATGTACATTGAAGAACGTCAAGGAACTCCTGATATTAGATTAGATTTTGTCAGAGATAAAAGATATACAAATGATGATGAAAGAGATTCAGCAACATATTCTAAATCTAAAATGTTCAAACATATTTGGATGAATCAAAAATATGGATTTGAAAATGATGGTTTTATATTATTAAAATCAGCAGTATTGATAATAAATTTTACATATTCAATGTTTGAAAGTCAAATGGATAATTATGAAGAAAATGATGAAATTTATATTAATCTATAAATATGTTATTAAAGAATACTATTTTTTAATAATTTATTTTTTTACATATGTATCAAGCATATTTGAACTTGAACCCATTGTTGCCATAGTGTTGGCAATATCTTCTTTATCACTAATCGTATGAGCATACTTGTCTGTTAAAAATGTGTGACGTAACTGATTTACACCAACTTTTTTATCAAATATTTTATTGAGCCTTTGATTCAATTTTACTGATGATAATTGATTCATATTAGCATCAAAGAGTAACCATTCTGTAGGATTCACTTTAATCCATTTCTTTAATATTTTTAATAATTCAGGTTCAGTTATTTCTATTATTTGAAGTCCGTATGTTTTTGCTGTCTTATATGAATTAAAATACATTTTGTCTTTTTCTAAATAATTGTCAGATTTTTTATTTATATTTTTTATTTTAAAATCAACGAAATCTTTTGACCTTCTAGGATTTATAAAAATACCACCTAATAAAGCAATAATAATATATGATTGTATTTCTTGAAGGTCAGATGATGTTAATTGTTTCTTTTTATATAATAATGTTGCATTCTTTTTTAAATCATTAAATATTTCTTGAACTTGATTTGTATTCACCCAAGCCTCCTTTTGTGCTGGTGTTTTTTCTTGTTTATCTATTTGTTTTTTATATTCATTTACATCTTTACTCATCAAATCTCTATATGCTTTTTTATCTGTGATAATAACGAGTGATGATAATATTGTTTTTCTTTTATTAGGGGAAAGAGATGCTAAACAATCAATTACTTTTTCACATTCATCAAACTTTTTTAAATCATATGATGAATCGTTAAATACTTTATCATATAGATTTTTTAAAATTGAAGTATATGTTGTGATTGATGATTCTGATAATGAGGGTCTTTTACTTTTCACATATTCTCTGATGTGATTCATTTATATATATAATTAATAGTAGAAAAAAATTTAAACTATTTATATTATAATTAATCTTAATAATTATTTTTTTAAAAAATAGTTTAGATTATTTTTTTTTATAAACTATTATATATATGAGAAGTTTTAAAAATGATTTAGCATTTGGATTAAAAAAAGAAGAAGAGATGATTAATATAATTAAACAACAGTTCCCATTTGAAAAAGATATTAAGAATACAAAAGAATTATATAATAATATATATTGTTCATATGACTATGAAGGATTAACTCACAACACAAGATTTGAATTAAAAAGTAGAACTTGTAAAAAAGATGATTATAAAACAACAATAATACCAGTCCATAAAATTAATGAAATTAGTATTGCAAAAGATTTATATTGTATATTTAATTTTACAGATTTTGTAACATATATTAAATATGATAAAAAATTGTTTGATAAATTTGAAAAGAAAACATATAAAATTCAAAGACAAGGGAGATATGACCCACCTACATTACATTATGAAATACCAACAGCATTATTATTACATTTTAATAACGTTTGATTTTTTAATATGTTGATATTGAGGGGGTAAAGTATGTTGCCATTGAAAATTAGCACCTAATGGTTGAGATTGTAAAGCGGGATGACCTCTTGCTGATGTAGTGTCAATAATACTTGACATTGATGGGGCGAGAGCACCACCAGCATATAATCCACCGCCAGCATATAGTCCTTCACCTTTTCCACCAGCATATAATCCCATACCAATACTTCTAGATATAGGAGCATTTTCACCAATAAAACCAGTTCCAGCAATTTCACCTTGTACAGATTCAGCAATTCTTTGTGCTTCAGCAGCATTAGCATTGGCACTTCCAGCATTTGCCCGTTTAAGTGATTTATATCCTTGGTAATATGATGGTCTATCTAAATAATCATAAGCAAGAGAAGATAAAGAACCAACTCCCATTGGTAAATAAGGAATTAATGCGGGATTAGCAGCACCAAGTGAAGCAGCACCAGCAGTTAATCCTGCAGTTATACCACCTTTTACTAATGGTTTATATTGTTCAGCCAATTTGTAAATTTCTCTTCTGGCATTTTTTCCAATGAGTTTTGCAACACCTCTGTCAAATTCTCTTCCAAAAATACCTTTACCAAGTATTTTATATTTATTTCTATATTGTTGATGTTGTTCTGGTGATAAATTCATATTTGCATCAAGTTCTTCTTGTGAAAGAACAACATCTGACCCTTTACCTCTTGCAAATGATTTAGATAATAAAGAATAATTTCTTGGATTTACTATAAGTGCAAACCCTTCTCCTTCAATAGGTGGTTTGACTCTAACTTTTAAACCTTTTTTTAATTTTGATATTTGTTTGGGGGAAACACTCACATCAATAGCACTCTGCATTATATATATAAATATATTAGAAAATATATTTATAAAATAAATTGTTTTTAGATATTTTTGTTTAAACTCTTGCACCAGTAAGAGCATCAATGCTAACAGAAACACCATATTCAATGAAGCACATTAAATCAACAGCAAGGGCACTTGCATTTTGTCCAATAATTTGAACAGATTTGGGAACAGTTTCTTCAACAGGAAGCATTCTGGATACATCAACATAATAATAACAGTATTCCATTTCAAAA